TAGATACGGATGGTGGGGATTAGGATTTATTATTAAATATATATGGTATACTATTAAATATGGATATGAAAATAATCCATTTGAAATAGAAGCAAGAGAAGCAGAGAATACCACTACTCCTTAAGTAATTCTAACAAAATATTACGTATAATATCATTATTATTTTCTTTTCCAGAAAAAAGATTCATTATTAATGAAAATTTTTTACCTTTACCATAAGTATTCATCATATTTATGGCAAAATCTTTTCTATTTATTTTATTATTTAATGCATTTTTTACTATATCCTTCATATTATTTATTTCATTGTTCAATTCGTTTATTTTTTCAAACATTTTTAAAATTAATGGCATAGCCCACAAAGTTATTTCTTCATCATATGTTTCTTTAAAATAATTAATAAAGTCATTAATTGATAAGCATCCATTATCAACCCACATATCAATAAGACACTCAATAGTTACATTATTTTTTAGTCTATGTTTAAGTAAATAAGCATCACATTTTACTTTTACAAGTGTTTGTTCATTATGAATTCTTATAACCCAACCTTCTACAGTGGAGTCTGTTTTGGTTCTTTCGATAAGATTATTAAATCCTTCATTATCAAGAACAAAAAATTCAGTGTGTTTAACATTTAATACTTTTGAAATTTGAATTATTTCATCCATTTTTGCATATTTCATGGTGTCATGATATACTGCTCCAATAAGAATAAGCTCAGGTTCTTCATAATCAATAATTATCTTGTTATTTGGTGATACCCACTCAAATAATAAACTCATATTATTATACAAATTTATATCCCAAATTAATGGGTATTTATATTTAAAAATGGAATCAATTTCCCATGAATTTTCTAATCCTTTATAGTCAAAGGAGCCACGAGTTCTAAGAATAATATCATTATTATAAACAGAACGTATAAGTAATGAGCCGTCTATTTTTAGAGTAGCTATAGCGTCATTGTTCTTTATTGCTTCTATTACATCTGAAGTTGTTACAGTTAAATCATTACAATATTGATTTAAATTTACAAATTTACCGAATCCTTGAGAAACAGTTTTTCCATCTAATGTTTCTATTCTGGACCGATTCCACATGTTAGCTTTTGTCCAGGATTCATTAGTAATAGCTGTAACCTTTTGGGGGTAAATTAATCTAATATTTCCTTGTTCTATAATATTAAACATAAAATTTTACCGTTTTGATTTAATATATTGTATATTACGTATAAAGTCAAATTAATAAAATTTAATTTTGTTAATACTTGCTTTTCTATAAATAATTTCTCATATTCATACTATGACGTACAATGGCTATAAATATTTAATCTATCCTAATTTTGTTAATTAAAAATTTGGAAACATGTAATATTTTTCAAATTGAGGCTAACATTTCAGATGGAAAAAGAATTTATAAAATGAAAAAATTTTAAATAAAGATAAAAAACAAGGATTTTGGGAAGAATGGTTTATGGGTAAATATGAATTTCTTTACAAGTCTCATAATCTACAGCATACAATAACTCCTGCAAATACTACGTCTGTAGCACTGAATATATCAAAATATACAGATATAACCACAGAAAAATCTGAAGTAGAGAATATTTTATTACTACTACTACTACTCCTACTCTTACTCTTTCTCCTTAGAATCGTAGAAAAAGTAGCAATAAAAGTAACAGAAATAACAGGAAAAGTTATGGAAGGAATATTTGATACTCCTAAGATTGTCATAAATAAAGCTATAGAAGGTTCTAAAGCATTTGTCGAATCAATGCGAGAAAAAATAATTGAGTTTAATATTGTCGAACAAGCTTGTTTAGATTTAATTGAATTAAAAATAAAAAGAACAAAGAAATTTGAAGAGAGTCTTAAAAAAGAAGTTGTAAATGATAAAAATGAAATAAATGAAATAAATATTTTAGATGAAAATTTAAGTAGAGAAAATAATGAGATATTACAAATAAATATTGCTGAGAAATTAAATGGAGATATAAAACATACACAGCTATACACAATGGGTAAAGATGGAAATGTTTATACAATTGGTAAAAGGTTAAGTAAATATGGAATTAAAGGAACCATCATAGAAAATAAAGAAAAACTAATCTCTAAACTGGAACAAAACATCAAAAATGAAATTAAAAATCAAATAGTAAATCAAATAGAAAATCCATACAATGATAATATATTAGACAGTAAAGTAAATGAAATTTTTGAGCGTATTAATGATAACATAAAACAATACATTAATACTCTGCAAAAAGAACAAGAATTTAAACGATATGAAGACTTAGTGAAGGACATCAGAAAGAAATATCCAGTGCTTAATGATGAAATGATACATGAATTAGCACGAGATAAAGTGATAAGTAATCCAGATGCAATAAATTTATTTGATTTATCAGAAACAAATCTTATAAATTCAGAGGCAACTAAATTAAAACGTATTCTTAATAACACTGTCGTTCTATTAAAAGACCCTTATATTACTCTACGGGATGTTTATAACTTGAGACAATACATTAACGAGTATATGCATGATTACAAGACTTCGCCAACAATGAAAGAAATATTATATGAAGTGCGAAACTCTATAGATAATACATTTAAACAAATAAAAATTGATGAAAATACAACATTTTGGGATAAATTTAAAGATTACGCAAAAGAATCTGAGGTAATATTAGAAATAGCTAGACTTTTCTCTCTCCACGATGAGAAAAGTATTGACTTGGCTACAAGAAAATTAATAAACCATATGAATAAAGATAAAGAATTTTATAATGCCTTTTCACAAGTACTCAATGATAAAACAAAGAGTAAAGAATTAACAGAGAGTAAAGACTTAATAGATAAACTTGCAGGATTATATACAAGCGAAACCTATACAAAATCACTTTCTGGAGTATTGGGCGTAGCGGGTGTCATACTCAGCTATTTAACTACTCCATTAGGATATATACCTAGTATGTTTTTTATTCTCAAAGCATCTCCACGTCTTAGAGGGGAACTTCTCTATTATTTAGGTAAAGCAGTTAAATTAGCTATATGGAATAGATAAGATTTGACATTTATCATGAAATATCATACATTATATATTAATTCATGGAGTAAAAATATGCAGTAAATTTTAACATTTTTGCCATAAAAAAGCTGTAGGCAGAATCAGCGAAACTTTGGTTTGAGACCAGATCATTGGAACAGGCAAAGTGTGTTTTGGCGGTAAGAGAAACCGCTGTGGAATTATTTCAGTTTTCCACGATGTTTTAAAACAAACTGAAAACTTAATATAGCGATGACAGCTATTAAAAAATGGTCAGGTTGGGGAGGGAGGGAATAAAACTTTATCCATGTCATAAAAATAAATAAAATAATTTCTCATACCTTCGGTATGACACTCATATCTGTGAACCGTAAAAAGCACGGTTCACAGATTTAATTGTAGAATTAAATACCTAAATAATACATTATTCTTATCATAAAAAAAATAAAATCCCTGGCAAAAGAAAACCCTATGAATGATTTTTATAGAAATTTTATCAAAAAAGAATTTCCTAATTTAAAAATTAAATATAAAGATGAATCTTTTATTTATAATTTAAATAAATTTAATTTAAATACTATTACATGTTATCGTAATACTATCTATTTTCCATCTAAAAAATTCTTTAAAGAAAATTCTTATGAAATAATAAATGAAATTCTATCACATGAATATGTTCATCTTCATCAATTTAAAAACAATAAATTTCATTTATTATTAACATCCTTACCAGAGTCTATAGGTAATTTGTTAATATTTTTATATTCTATTTTAATAATATTGAATTATTTTCCAAGTATATGTATATTCTTTTTAATTATAGGATTTTCTATAATATTATTTCCAATTTATCCATATTTTAGAATAAAATCTGAATTCGATGCATATAAAATGACTATTTTAGTAAGAATAACTCAATGGAATAATAAATTTAATTTACCTAAATCTCATTATAATTTATTAACTTTATCTGATGATATGTTAAGAAGAATAATAGATACTTTGTTTTCATATCATTACAATACTGCATTTGTACCATCATTTATTAAAAATTATTATTTTAATAAAATTAAAATATGGAGAAATGCATGTAATAAAATATACTTTCAAGAAAGATTTGCATTTGAGAATGGAAAAATGTATATTTACTCTAGGAATATTTATTTACGTGTACTTCGGTATTTTATTTACAATAATATAAAATCTCATGTATCCTAATATTTGTTTTGCAGGTAAAATGGGTAGTGGTAAAACTACTCTATCAAATTATCTCATTAATAAATACGGCTATACAAGATTATCATTTGCAGAGTCCTTGAAGAACATAGTAAATGTTCTTCATATTACTCATTCTCCTTTTATTACACTTCTTTATGTTATTTTTAAATATTCACTTCCTATAAAATACTATACTTCATTCTATGAAATATTACGTACTACTTTAAAATTACCTTCTGATAATAAAAACCGTATAAAATTACAATATGCTGGACATAAAGTAAGAGAACTTATTGATGAAAATTTTTGGGTAAATATAGTTATTAAAAAAATGTTATCTAATAAATATTTATATTATGTTATTGATGATGTTCGTTATCCTAATGAATTAGATTTGTTAAAACAATATGGGTTTTTAGATATAAAAATTGAATGTCCAGATGATATAAGATTAGAGAGATTGCGTAAACTTTATGGTATTGAGAGTTTATCAGATAAACGTCTTCATGCAGATTCAGAAAAATATATTGATTCAATGATTTGTTCTTATAAATTAACTAATGTAGGTTATCCTTATCACCAATTAATAAATATTATTTATAATTTTATAATGGAGCGTTATGAAAAGAATTAAAGTATTGTTTGTAACTGATGACATTAGACTTAAATCAGGAGTTGGTATTCAGGCATATCTCCTTATGAAAGGTTTATTAAGAACTGGTGACTATGAACTTGTTTCTATAGCTGGTTCTTTAATTCAACAAAATCCAAATCCAGTAAATTTTGAAGGTGTTAGATTGTATCCAACTGGAGATGGATATGGAAATCCTCAATTATTACGCGCAGTTATACAAAAAGAACGTCCAGATATCACTGTGCTTTTCTCTGACCCACGATTTTTTATATATGCTTTTGCAATGGATAATGAAATAAGACAAGCTACTAAACTTGTTTTTTATCATACATGGGATAATGAACCTTTCCCTAAATTTAATTTACCTTGGTATTCAGCTTGTGATAAGATTGTTATGTTATCTAAATTTTCATATAATTTAATGAGTAGTAATGGAGTTGATTGCGAATGTATACCACATGGCGGAGACCCTACAGAATTTTATCCACTTGATGAAGAAGAAATTGTTCAAGCTAAAAATACACTTTTCAATAATTTTTTAGAAAAACCAGAATTTGTGTTGTTTTATAATAACAGAAATATTTATCGTAAAAGAACCGCCGATGTTATTATTGCTTTTAGGAGATTTTGGAATAAGTATAAAAAATCTGCACTTGTAATGAACACAACAGCGATAGATAGAGATGGCACTGATTTAGTAACGTTAATGAAAGATGTTGAAGTAAATATGGCTCCAATAATTATTAATCAAAATAAAATTAGTTCGTATGAATTAAATAGATTATATAATATAGCTGACGTTACAATAAACGTAGCTTTTAATGAAGGTTTTGGATTATCCTGTATGGAATCACTTCTTGCTGGTACACCAAATATTGCAGTATCAACTGGCGGATTGTCCGAACAAATGACTGATGGAGAAAAAGAATTTGGTATTTTACTTAAACCTACTGTTCGTACAATTTATGGTCAAGTTGGTAATCCTTATATTTATCAAGATTTTGTATCAATAGATGATATTCAAAATGCATTTGAATTAGCATATCAAATGAAGCGAAATGGTACTTTAAAAAAATTAGGCTTGGATGGTAGAGAACATATAATTAAAAATTATAATATAAATACTACAGTTAAGTTATGGGATGATTTACTAAAAAGAGTTTATAATCAACCTTCAAATTACAAACGATACGAACTTATTACTTTATGAGGATTATATGACATCTAGAAAAAATATAATAATTCAAGCTCCTGCTTTTTCTCAAAGTGGTTACGGTACTATATCTCGTAATATGGTTATGAATATATTTAACAGTGGTAATTATAATGTTTCATTAGTACCAGTTGGTTGGGGATATAGTAGTACAATTCAGCCATCAAAAGATGTAGATGATGCTCTTATTTTTATGGCTAATAATAGAATTTCAGAAGGTTCTGACTTTGTTTGGATGCAAATAGGTGTTCCACATGAATTTAGAAGAGTTTCTTCTACTGTTAATATAGGTGTAACAGCTGGATTAGAAGTGGAACAATACCCATCTGTTTGGGCACAGTATTGTAATCAAATGTCTGCAATAATTGTTTTATCCTCCTTTGTTAAGGAAAGACTAATTAAATGTGGTGTATCAGTACCAATTTATGTAGTAAATCCTGGTGTTGATACAAAAATATTTAATAATTCATCGAATAAAGAATTATTATCTGACTTAAATTTTCCTACAAAGTTTAATTTTCTAACTGTAGGACAATGGCTTCCTGGAGGTGTTGGAGAAGATAGAAAAAATATACCTGCAACGATTCTTACAGTATTAGATGCGTTTAGTAATAATAGTGATGTTGGTATAGTTGTAAAAACATATATTAATAATAATTCTTCTCCAGATAGGTATATTCTTTTAGAACGTATGCGTGAAGTTCTTGGTTCAAAATATTCTGGAAGAGTACATATTGTTCATGGTAATTTAACTGATTCTGAAATGGCTTCTCTTTATAAAAAATGTGATGCTTTTGTATCACTTACGCATGGCGAAGGTTATTTTATGCCACTTCTTGAAGCAGCAGCGTGTGATTTACCCATAATAGTTACTGGATGGGGAGGGCATATGGATTTTATTGATAGTAATTTAGCAGCAACAATAGAATATAAATTTGACCAAGTACCTCCTGCGTCATGGATGCCTAATTTATTGGGTCAAGGGCAATTTTGGGCTTACCCAGATTATGAAAAGGCTAAGAATCGTTTACGTAAAGTACACACTGGATATAATATCGCTCGTCAAAAAGCAGAACAATTAGGTAAAAAAATAAGAGAAAACTTTTCTATTCAAAATGAATATAAAATATTAAATGATGTTATGGAACAAATTGTTAATTCTAATTATAATGCTAATTTAGGACGCATTATTGTATGACAAAAATAACTGTTGTTACTCCTGTTTATAATAATGTTTTTTATACATTATTATTTCTTAAAAGCCTAGAACGTCAAACATTTAAAGATTTTTCTGTTATAATTGTAGATAATGCGTCTACAGATAATACACAAGAAAAATTAAATGAATGGCTTAAATCTCATCCTAATAATTTTCACATTATTTGTAATAATATAAATCGTGGATATGCTGGTGGGTGTAATGATGGTATAAAATTATCACGTCAATTATATCCATCTTCTGATGTTCTTATTACAAACAATGATATGGAATTATTACCTAATTGTATTGAAGAATTATATAAAGCAGCAAAAAGTAATAATTTACATAATGCTGGTATTCTTGGAGGAAGACTTTTATTTCCTGATGGAAGAATTCAACATGCAGGAGCTTTCTTAGGAGTTACTGGATGGGGAGTACATAAGTTTGCTGGTTTTAATGATAATGAATTAATAGAAACAGAGCCTTCTGAACAAGAATATGTTACTGGTGCATTATTTTACATAAAAAAAGAATGCTTAGATGTAGTTCCTTCATTTGATGAGACGTTTAATCCTGCCTATTTTGAAGAAGTTGATTATTGTTTTACTGCTAGAAGATTTAATTTTAGAACATATTATGTTCCTTCTGCTAAAGCCATACACTATGAAAATAAGACTTCTGTAGATGTATTTGGTAACATGTCTGAAGTAGATAAATTGTCTAGAGCACAACAGATAAAGTTTTATAAGAAACATGATTATTCTTGTAAAGATTATCCTTGTTATAGTGATAAAAAGGCTTTAATAACAGGTAAAATATATGGAGATTGGTCTTTTTCAATAGTTCTTCGTAACCTCGCGAAAGGATTAAAAAGAAATGGAGTAGATGTTTCAATTGCTCCAGAAGAGTATCATATGCCTATGCATATGGATGATTGGGAAATAAAAGAAATGATTAATAAACCTAATGATTATTGGGATAGAGTAGTTATGAGGTCTTCAGAAGGAGACCATCAGTATTTAATGCCACCTGGTAAAAAACGTATAGCTCATACAACATTTGAAACGTCATATTTACATAAGGGGTGGGTAGACCAGTTAAATAATGTTGATGATGTAGTTACTAATAGTTCTTTTTGTAAAAATAAGTTAATAGAATTTGGAGTAAAAAAACCAATTCATATAGTACCAAATCCAGTTGATACTTCTATTTTTAATCCAAATGTTTTACCAATGCCTATATCAAATAGGCGTAAGTTTGGGTTTCTAATGATGGGTGCTTATGGAGAACGTAAATCAGTAGAATTGGCATTAAAGGCGTTTATTGCTGAATTTAAGCCTAGTGAAGACGTGTTTTTTTCAGTTCACATGTTAAGTTTATTTTTTATATTACATCAACGCAAACTTGACGTAAAATCATGGATTATACAGGATGTTATGGGTGGACGTGAATTACAGCACGCACCTATCTATGTGACATCTAATTCTCTTTATCCTTCGTTAGTACCTCAAATGATTGTCGCACATCAGTGTTTTGTCATGCCATCTAGATGTGAGGGATTCGGTAATGGTATAGTTGAAGCTGCTGCTTGTGGTGTTCCATCTATAGCAACAAATTATTCAGGTATGACTGATTTTATTGATAATGAAGTTGGTTATCCATTAAATTATAAATTAGAAAATATGCCTCTTCAAGTTCTTCCTTATTTTCGTAATTATGTAGGTTCTCAATGGGCTTCTCCAGATATTGAGCATTTACGTTATTTAATGAGGTATGCTTTTGAGCATCAAGAAGAAAATAAGATTAAAGGACAAAAAGCACTACAGAAAGCATTAAATTATGATATTTTACCAGTTGGTAAAAAATTAAGTGAAATAATGTTTGATAGGTGAAAACAATGAAAATTTTTCATTATCTTCCAGATAAAAAAGATGTTAGTGGTGGTATTAAAGTTCATTATCAATTATCTCAATTAGAATGTGAGATAGGTTATGATTCTTATATAGTATTTGATAATATAAATACACTGCCTAAATGGTTTAAATATAATGTTAAGCATATTAGTTATTCTGATATGCATAAAATTGCTAATAAGTACACAGATGTAATAATTGGATATGAGAATATAGAACCGTTACTTCGTTCTGGTTTTCGTAATAAAGTGTCCTTTATACAAGGAGAAGTATTTGTTAATCGTCAAAATCCTTATAAGGGAATAACTATATGGTTTAGTAATAATTATAATAAAGTATCTTTACCTCATTTACATAATAATGATTGGTTTATTGTATCTCCATTTATAGATGATACTGTATTTTATTGTTCTAATGATAATTTTATCAATAGAAAACATATATTTTCTATTCAAAAACGAAAAGATGGTGTTGGAGCAGTAAATAAAATTAAATCTGTATTAGATTCATCTTTTTCTGAGCAATTTAAGGATGCTATAAATAACATCAATATTATTGAAGATTGTAATGAAGATGAGTTTGCTAAACAATTGCAAAATACAAAAATATTTATAACACATAGTTATCCAGAGGGTCTTGGGCTTCCTGGTTTGGAAGCTATGGCATGTGGATGTTTTGTTGTTGGTTTTACTGGTGGTGGTGGGTCTGTATATATGGAGCATGGTATTAATTCATATGTATCCTATAAAGATGGTGATTATAGTTCATTAGTAAGGATGTTAGAATTAGCGTACAATATGGTTACTGATTTTTGTAAAGATACAGAAAATATAATAATTTCTGGTATTGATACTGCTAAAAGATTTTCTAAAGAAAATACTAAAAATCAATTAATTTCTGCGTTATCATTTTTTGAACAATAAAGTATGAAATTTTGTTCTAAATGTGGAAATTCATACGAAGATAATGTGAAATTGTGTAAAGATTGTAATATTGAATTAAATAAATTTTTTGAATATAAAATACCATTATTTGATAATGAGCAAAATTGTATAATTTTGGAAAAGGTATCAATAGCTCAAAATTTATTACTTCAATATCCAGAAAGATATTTTGTAGTTGAAACAGGAAATTATGTTTTTAATGTAAAAATTGATGGGGAATGGAATGGGATTCCAATTGGTAAAAAGATTATGGAAAAGAATAATCAATTAAAGAAAAAAGTCGCTGGTTATGAAAAAGAACAAAGAAATATTAGACAAGAAGTAAATAAACAATTGAAACAAAAAATGATAAAACAATATAATAAATATTAAAGAGGTATATATGAAAAATGCAAAAAATGAAAAATATTGGGAAGCAGTTGAAGCTAAAGAAATAGCAAATTATCTTATTAATGAAGGTAATTTTAATTTTCCTAGAAACACACCTATTTTATACTTATTTGTTGATAAAGCAAAGTTTTGGGGTAAATGTCAGATGGTTTCAGGTGTACATCATATTGCCTCTGGTTATGTATATATAATACAATTTAATTATGAAATTTGGCAAAAACTTAATGAAGTTCAACGTGAAGCTCTTGTATTTCATGAATTAGAACATATAGGATATGAAAGTGAAAAAGATAAATATTATATAGAAGAACATGATGTAGAAGAATTCAGCCGAGTAGTTCATAAATATGGTCTATGGAGAGATGAAGTTAGAAAGTTTATTGATGAAGGTATAAGAACTATTTCTCTTGAATCAAATGCTAATAAACAATAATAACCATGCATAACTTATGGGTATTTTTATGAATATTACCTTTTTTGATATTTTAAACAAGATGATTTTCTCAGGTAAAGGTACAGGTGAGATTGTGAACATTAGTGGTAACGGGTTCGGTGATGGTCAAGGAAAAGTAGGTACTGGTGCAGGTAATGGTTATGGGAATGGTAGTTTGTATTTTTATGGAAATCGTTATGGAAACAAGTTTTTATCTTTATATTACAATTAAATACACATTTATAAATTAATAATAATTAAAAAATATTATGACTTTAGGTGCTTTTACATATGTATATAATATGATTGATTATGATTATCCATTTGAAGAATCTGTTAAATCAATTATAGATGTGGTAGACCAATTTGTTATTTGTGAATGTAATAGTACAGATAATACGTTTGATTTAGTTGAAAAATTAAGGCTTGAGTATCCTAATAAAATAAAAGTTATACATAGAAATTGGGTTTTACACTTTACAGAAATATCTAGTGTAGCTAATTTTGCAATGTCTCATTTAAATACAGATTACGCATTTCAATTACAAGCAGATGAGGTGGTTCATCATGATTCTTTAGATGAGTTAAAAGATATTGTAAATATTTTATCTTTAAATAATCTTACTGCTGCGAAAGTACACTATACACATTTCATGGCTAATTATGAAACTACTTTTCCATTTTGTTACGATAGTTTAGTAAGAATTGTTAAAATGAATTCTCCATGGAGAGTAATAGGTGACGGCGTACAGTTTGCTTATCCAGATGGTCAAATACATGATGAAAAAGTATTTGATAGTAATATTCAAATTTTTCATTATGGTAAAGTTAAAAACCCAATAAAAGGGTGGAAAAAAGAATGGGATTTTCAACAACTATATGTTGATATAGGTTTTCCAGACCCCAAAATGCTTGAAATGAAAAATAAAATTGGTGCTAAATGTGATTACATTTATTTATTTAGAGAACATGTTTTAAATAAAACTATTAATAAATTTACTGGTACTCATCCTAATGTGATGGAAAATAGAATAAAACAATTCAAATCTGGTGGTTTTGAACAATTTGTTTCTGAAATGGAAAAAAATTTATCAATAATGGAATAATGTATGTCTAATTTCGAGGATGCTATACAATATAGTAGAGCTATTCATTGCAATAATTTAAGTAATTTAGATAAAACTAACATTAATGAATATTTGTGTATTCTTAAATCAGATTGGAATTTGCGTGCCATACATAATGCTAGTAGTTATGTATGTGCTATTCCAAATGCATCTGAATATGATATTGCTTTGTCTGGTAATATAGATGTAAAAAATGAGTTTTTTCCAAGAGTATTTGGAAAAGAATACTATGAAAATTTCAAAGTTACACCTATAGATACAGTATTAGAAATCGGGTGTGGTTTTGGTAGAATGACAATGTTTATAGCTCAATATTGTAATAAATTATACGCAGTTGATATTTCTAAAGAATTACTTGAAATAGCTAAGAAGAGATTAAGTGATACTAAATATAATCATGTAAAATTTATAGAAACAGATGGTATGCATTTAGATGGTGTTCCAGATAATTCTATAGATGTAGCATTTGAGTACATAGTTTTTCAACACTGTCCATCTCAAGAAATTATTGCTTCTTATATTAAAGAAGTTTCAAAAAAACTTAAAGTTGGAGGTATATTTGTAATGCATGGTAGAGACTTACCATGTGATGAAACAGGTACAAGTATTGGTAATACGTGGCATGGGTGTAGATGTGGTGGAGATTTAGTAAGAAAAAGTATAGAAAATACTAATTTGAGAATTGAAAAAGAAGAAGGTATAGGAACTGAACGTTATTGGGTTACTTTAAAAAAGTATTAAAGTTTGTATTATTCAAATAGTACCACCATTAAAATTTAACGCAAATAAACGAATAAAGTAATTTATGAGTTCATTATCTATAATATCTATTTGTCAAGATGAAGAAGAAGTTATAGGTTGGATGTTAGAGTGTTGTGTTTATACTTATGGAGTTTTAAAAGATTTATTGAAAGAAGTTGTAATTGTAGATGGTGGTAGTAAAGATAACACATTAAATATTATTAAGTCATATCAAAACAAAATCCCTCTTATTTTAATTCAACATCCATTTGATTCATTTGGTCAGCAAAAGAATAGAGCGTTAGAAAAGTCTACAGGAGATTATGTTTTTGGTCCAGATGCAGATATGACGTGGACTTCTAATTTTCCAATTGTATTTAAATCTGGTTTTTATGAATCTTCAGATATGTGGGATTTTAGAATGAGATTTACTGCTGATGATTCATATCATTATTTTGATTGGCCATTAGGTGTAAATATGAGATTATGGAAAAATAAATTTAAATTTGTTACTAATTTTCATGAGAAATTAGATGGGCAGCTTTATATGAACGGTCTTCCAGTGTGTCCGCATGTGTGGTTATTTGAGAATAGTTTTAGGCAGAGCGATAAGTCATTACTTAATAGAGGTAATAGATACCAAAAATTTGTTAAAGAAATGGAAGCAGCAGGCGGTGGTCCTGGAAGTTCTACACGATATTTAGATGCTAAGAATAATGGTAGGAAATTGGAATTACCACATTTTTTACAAAAAATGGTTATAATATGATAATTAAATTTTTATTTATGTATGAAATCTCAGTTTGAAATTTATAAACATGAATTAAGTAAGTCTAAATATGATTCTATAGATAGAAAAATAGAGAGAGAATTATTAATAAAACTTGGAACAAATCCATCTAAAAATGATTACAAAGTAAAAGATGTAGATGCATTTCATAGACTTATTAATGCAAATTTACGTTTTGTTATTTATGTATTAAAAGAATTCCAGTTACCAAGAAATTTAGACATTATGGATGTTATTCAAGATGGTAACCTTGGGTTAGCAGTAGGTATTTGTAGGTTTGACGTAAATAATTATCCAAATGTAAAATTATTTTCATTTGTAGTTCATTGGATACGTTTTTTTATTAGGTCTTCTTTAACAAGAAATAAAATATATGAAAATCATAGGTCATATTTGATAGAAGATGAGGAATTGGAAGATATACATGATATAAATGATAGTGTTGAACCTTTTATGTTTACTAGTCAATTTGAATCCGATGCTTTCAGTGATACTGTTGCGTTAAATGATATTAATGAATTTTTGTTAAAATATTTAGATAAACGTGAAGCTGCAATTATTCGGTTATATTTTGGTTTAGGAAACGATGGTGAACCAAAGACTTTAGAATTTATAGGCCAGCAATTACATATAAAATTTGTTCGTGTTAGACAATTACGTGATAGAGCTTTAAATAAATTGAAAAATATAAGAGATTCTAAAGAATTTGATTTTTATTTTTAATAATAATGGAGGTTATTATGAATTTTTGGTACGGAATTATACGTGATAGGCGTGGAAAAATTAGATTTAATAGAATATCTGAAAATGAAGCTAAAACTCAGGATGAGTTTTTAAAATTAATGTCGTATAATTCAAAATATGATACTATAGTTGAGCTAGATTTTGGTAATCATATGACAAATTCAGAATTTGCTTCTTATGTTATTATGGTTAATAACAATAATATAGTATTTGATGAAAATAGTTTATCTTATTCTAATTTTAAGAAACTTCGTTAATTACTATGGCGACTTATACATCTAAACTTGAAAATTTATTAATACCAGTTATTTTACCTAAAAAAGGTAAAGGTGAAAGAAGAGTAAATGCTAAATTTAATATTAGTACTTCTAGTTTTATTGAACCAGAGTTATTTATAAAATATTTTTTAACGTTATCTAATTCTGTGCTATCTGTTGATAGTCTTGAAAAAATAGCCAAATCTATTATTAGCGATTTTTCTATTCAAACAGTAGAAATATTTGTAGAGTTTGAACTACCGCTTGAGCGTTTAAGTCAATTAGATTTTGTTGAAACTGTTTATTATTATAAATGTGGATATAGAATTTTATTATATAAAAAGAATAAAAATAGTGATAAGTATATATGGTTAAATATGCCTATCATTGTTAATGATATTATACCTACATATGGTTATTTAAATATTTCTCTTGGTTATAAAGGCATAACTCCATACTTTGAGGATATAGTTTTTAATGTTGAAAAGCAAACAGTTCCATTTAATGCTGCACTAACATTAGATGAAAAACAAAGTATGAAAGAGAAATTTTCTATTTCTAAAAATGATTATACTATACTTTCAGATTTACTTGATATTTATGAGAATAGTTCATATATTACATCCTGTGTTTTAGAAATAAATCACCCAGCATGTTCATTAAGAACTAATGTATCTTATGTAGTTGAATTTAAGAAAAAATGAATTCTGAATCAATTATAAATAAATT